CCCGGTGATGCGTCGCCCAATAGACTTGACGCGAAAGTATGGGCAATCACAGAGTTAATGGACGGGTTAGCTGGTAGTAAGTTAGTAGATTTTGCTTAAGAGGTGACAATGCTCAGAAATTTCATAAATAACTGGATTAGTAATCAAGGGTACATCAAAGCCGACAAGCTCCCACAGTGGCTATTGTCCGAATCCGAAGCGGAGAAGTGGATGATGCCTGACCCCACCGTCTACGCTAATCAGGCGGATTTATATCGTAAATTGTCTTATATTGGGACGGTTATTGATATTGTTACGGATGCTTGCGTTGATTCTGACTTTGACATTACAAACGAAGCAGAGCAAGAGGACGACAATCACCCATTTATTAAACTATTAGACAAGCCCAATCCCTATGACAGCCGCTCTGAATTCTTGCGCGGGCATTTTGGCTGGCGCAAGGTAACAGGGAATAGTTATTGGTATCTAAATCGCGCTAATGCTAATGTTCCCCCTGATGAGATTTGGATACTTCCCCCTTCCAAGATTGTACCAGTTCCCGATGGGAGGATGGGCTTGAAAGGTTATTTATATACCCCCGGCAATGGCGCGGAAATTCCGCTCGAACCTTGGGAGGTTTTGCATTTTAAGTCATTCAATCCGTTCTCGCGGTATCTTGGCTTGTCGGCTATTGAGTCTTTAGCGGCTACGTCCTACGGTGCGATTGCGGCGCAGGAGTGGAACACAAGACTATTTGCAGAGAATAACGCCCGCCTGCCGGGTATCTTAGCATTTAGTGAAATGATACAAGATACAGACTGGCAGAAAATGAAAAGCGAAGTTCAGGACGCCACCGCAAAACGTAACAATATGATGCTTCGTGGTGTGGGTAAAGGCGGGGTGGAGTGGATGCAAGCCGCCGCGTCTCAGCGCGAGATGGAATTTCTAGCAGGCTTGCAGCTTAATAAACAAGACATCTACGACCGACTTGCCCCCGGCTTGTATAACATGATTACCAGTAATTCCAGTCTAGCTAACGGGCAGACTGGCTCTGTTACATTTGCAAGATACACCCTTATGCCTATCTTGCGGGAATTGACGGATAAACTTAACGCTGAACTATTACCGACTTATGGCGAGGGATGGAACGCGGAATACGAGGACGTTGTACCAGAGGATAAAGAGCAGGAAATGCGCGAGATTGAATTATTCGCTAAATTCCACACAGTCGATGAGGTGCGTATTGAAAAGTATGGCAACACTCCCGACCCCGACCCCGAGCGCGGCAAGTTGCTAGTATCACAGGTCAACGCATCCACTGGCAAACCCGCTCCCGAACCCGCTCCGCAGGAAATGCCACAGGCAATGGATGTACAAGAGCCGAAGCAACCAGAGGAAGACGCCGAAGCTAAAGCGGATTTAGCCCGATGGAAACGCAAGGCCACAAAGAATCTAGGCAATGCACCAAAAATGATGCAATTCGATAGCGAACATATCCCCGCCGTAACTGCTAAGGCAATCCGTGAAAAGTTGCCTGAGTGCAAGACCGCTGATGACGTTGCAGTCTTGTTTGTTGAGTTGCAAACCTGCGAGAAATTCCATCTCGCGCTGTGTGGCTGCGGCTTGCATCCATTCCACGCCGCCTTTACCTACGCCGCGAAGCATCATATTATTACGCTTCTTTGCCGCGTCCTGCACTTCGTCCTTCATCTTTTTCCAGTCAGTATCTTGTATCATTTCACCAAAGGCTAAGATACCAGGCAGGCGGGCGTTATTCTCTGCAAACAGTCTTGTATTCCATTCCTGAGCCGCAATCGCCCCGTAAGACGTAGCCGCTAAAGACTCTACCGCAGACAAACCAAGATAACGCGAGAATGGATTGAACGATTTGAAATGTAATACCTCCCAAGGCTCTAAAGGAATTTCAGCACCATTGCCGGGGGTGTATAAATAACCTTTCAATCCCATGCGCCCATCAGGGACAGGGACTATCTTAGATGGTGGGAGTAGCCATATCTCGTCTGGCTCGGCGTTTTCGTTTGCTCTATTAAGAAACCAATAACTATTTCCCGTAACAATGCGCCACATGAAATGACCGCGTAAAAATTCAGTACGTGAATCAAATGGGTTGGGATGGTATAAAAGCTGCTCTAGTGGATGCCCCTCGATTTCCTCCCCGTTTGCATCCTCAATATCAAAGTCATTATCAATACAAGCCTCTGCCCGCATGTCTGCGGCTGTGCCGATGTAAGATAACTTACGGTATAAATCTGCCTGATTCTCGTACACTTGCGGGTCGGGCATCTTCCACGATTCCGCCTCACTCTCAGGCAATAACCAGCGGCGGACGCTTTCAGGCAGGTTGCTTTTCCCTTCGCTGTTATTTGTGATAGACGAATAAAATCGCCGGATTGGTTCTGTGATTGAATTTGTAAATCTTTGTAACATGTTCACCTCATGCGAAACTAATTAACTCTGACGCTTTCGGCATCTCAGCAACCCACCACGCCAACGCCGTACCTATTACCGTATCATCATGCCCATTCCCCTCTGCGGCTAATCGCCATATTCCTCAAAGTAAACAATAACCTTGCCTGATTTCGCATTACCGCCGGAAGTGACAGCAACTTTCAAGACTCCAGCAAGAATAGGTAAAGTTCTATCTCCACCCGCTGTACCAGTAAGGGCTGCGCCATCAGCAACGGCGTGAACTAAATCACGGGGATAAAACCACGCAACCGCAGTCCCAGCAGATGCCTTAGTTAAAAGAGGCTTAGAGCCAATACCCTCACACGTCACAACAATAGTCGCGCCGGTGTCAGTTGTGCCGGGTTGGTATTCAATCGCGTACAGTTTTCCGCTAATGACTTTGCCTATTTCGGTAGCTGCACCACCTGCGCTAGTTGTAAAGCTGACGGTCTGCTTATTCATCTTGTCACCTACTTGTTATCAACGTATTCAACACAGATAAAAACCGTTCCGGTCGCAGTTGTAGCAATACCAGTATGGCGAAGGAAAACAGTACCGTTTGCTGGAATTTCATCAGTAACCAAAGATGCGCTAGTTTGATCGCCAATCGCGGCATTATTGGTATATGCGGTAGCTGCTACATACTGCGCCCCGCCTACGGCAGAACCGAGTTTGAAGTTAGCACCCGCAACCGTTCCGGCGGCTTCGTTATAAATAGCGTACACACGCACAATAGAACCGCCGCGAGTACCAACCTTGAACAGAGCTTCATCAAGCGTAGTACCTGCGCCGTTATCAATGTTTACGTTTTGACTGCGGACGGTGTTAATTTGTTGTCTAAATAATCTTTTCATTGCTTATCTCCGTACCCCGTCTGTTTGGCGCGAACTACGTTACACAGACGGGGTGATTGTTTTGTGGGATTACACGCCCACGTTATAGGAGATTGCGGCGGCTTCGGTGTCGCGGTAAGCAAGACCAAAGCGAGCAAGAGCCACGATTTCCCAAGAGTCGCTATTGGCAAAGCGGGTCAATTCAATAGTCATGCGGCGTTTGTAACCGAGTTTCCATTGATCGGGGCGAACTGCCAAAATCGAGCCGGTGGTGTTGTTGGTGTTGGTGTCAAGGTCAACCTTACCAGCAGTATTAGCTTTCAAGGCATACGCACCAGTTCCGCCCTTTGCAAACTGCCAAGAGGGCATGATTTCCACGCCGTAAGCGCGTTTCAAGAAACCGTTTTCAATAGTCGCGGCAGAGTACACGTCACGGGTCTTGACTTCCGGCAGGGTCATGTTGGCGTAATGAACATGCGGGTCAACGATGAAGAACACTTTGGAAAGGTCAGACGCGGCAATACCAGCAGTACCCATCAAGCGAAGGGTCTCAAGATAATCTTCGAGAGCCAACGCACCACCAGCCGAGCGGCTGTTAGCGGTGTTGGTTACAAGAGCCAACTTACGGAACCCGTCAAACGAAAGGAATACATCGGTTGCGGCAGGTGTGCCTGCGATATCGTTGATATTCTTATTAGCAGATGTTTCCACATCGCCGTCAATGAACAAATGCTCAATGATTTCCGATCCCGACACCTGCATTTTATTGCGGAGTTCAGGAGCAAAGGCAACCAGTGAATCTTCGTTCATTGCACCTGTGAACAAAACCCGCGCCCCGATCTTGCTAACGTTGATCTGTTTGTTGGATGTCCCAAACTGTGAAGCGGCGACGGTTGCGGCGGGAACTTTCAAAGTCGCATCACTAGCGGTAGCTTCTGCCACTTTGTACCAAGTAGGGTCAGCACCTTCCAGGGGCCAATACTTTGAAGAGTAGCCGTCGGGGATGACATCAGCAGGCACACGGCTAACAATCACATTAGCCGCACGGATGGAACGCCATAACTCGGACGAGTAAGCAGTACCAACCCAATCACTACCGATACCAGAACCACCGGAATACATCGGGTCGGTCGCGGCTTTGACGGCGGCTTCAATCGCTGCCATTTCAGAGCCAATTCGAGGATTGAACGCCTTGAAATTGTTCTTGATATAGTTCAGGCTTTTGATAGCCTCAACGCTGTTGTCAGCGGGCTTCATTTCACCGATCTTGAGTGATAGCGCCTTGAACGCCGCACCGCTCACTGGCTTGTTTTGTGAGTTGAGGGTTTCGATCACCAGCGCGGTTTCCACTGCGTCCAGTTCGTCGAACTTGTTAGTATCAGCAAATTGCGTCACGTAGGGAGCCTCGCTGTATTGCAAGCGGCGGCTCTTGGCTTGTTCTGCCTTGACAGCTTCGGCAACGGCTTCGCGCTTCTCGCGTTCAATGCGTTCCTTTTCGTCGGCGGCTTCTTCGCTCATTAGCTTTGCGGCAACTTCTCGCGCCTTCAAAGCAGACAAATCGCCGTTCAACTTTTCCAGTTCTTTCACTTCGTCATCTTCCAACGTGCCCATGCCCGCAAGCACTTTCACGCGGTCAATCATTTCCTGCTTGTTCATCGTAATTCTCCATTGGGCTTAAATGCCCGTAATAGTTTTTTGGATTGTTCTTGTATAGCCTTGACCTTCGCACGCTTCGCCGCTTCGTCAGCATATAGCAAACCGCCGTGAGTGTCAGAGACCAAATCAGGGAAGGGTAAACCCGCTTCTCTGTATATCGCTTTCATGGCAGGCAGGGCGATGGCTGAATAATTGGCAGGCTTAAAGTTTCCGCCTCCCATTTCCCATAAGGAAAACCCAGCCAGTGGCCACACCGCAATGCGTCCCGGTCTTGTCTTTTCGTACTGGATCAACTTTCCCCCTACTTCCAACCGCGCTAAATGTGAAATGGAATCGGACGATACCGCCAATTTTCCAGCCCGCGCCGCATCCATCAAAACCTTTGCAATCTTTAATGCTTTATTCAGCACCACCCGCACCCACCAACCATCAGATTTTTTTGTCAATGTTCCATGTACTGAATCGCCCACAATCAAAGGCTTTTCATCAAGCTGTTTTGCGCCCTGCTTTACGCCGTGTTGATAGATGACTA